ACTCCACGAATCTTTTCTTTTATCAGGTTATTCATTGATGAAAATATCTTGATATCTAACAAATCTTCAACCACTTCTCTTCTACTAGTAGATTGCAATTGCATAAATGGAACAAATGTACTAGATCCCAATATTACAATTTGGGTAAATGATTTATAATTCATCTTCAGAACATTTTTCTCTAACCATTTCTGTTGGTCTAGTTGAGATGATGATTGATCCAACTCTTCATTATTTCTAGTAATTTTAAATATGCTAGGTTTAAAACCTCTAACTACTTTCCAATCAGTATTATTAACTGTGAATTCAATTTCAACTAAACAATCTTTTTCATTTGTAGCATTTACTAATTGACTCTTACTAATTTTTCTAAATGGTCTACCATACAATACAAATGTCAATGCATCTAATATTGTAGATTTACCTGTGCCATTAGAACCTATGATTAGAGTTGTAGAATCTCCATTCAAGTTAACATCAATCATATGATTTCCTGTACTAAGGAAATTTTTCCAAGATATTTTTTTAAATAAGATCATATTCATCTCCTTCCTTTGGAGGAAATACTATGTCATCTGGAGTGATAACTGCATATTTGTGACCATGCAGTTCACATGATTTAATCATTATCTCATCCTCTATTTCCATAACTCTCATCTGAGGATAATCACGATCTTCTAGTTGTAATGCATATCTAGTTGCATCATCCTTTTGTTCAAAAATATAAAGAACTTGTTCATTATTCTGATCAACCACAGAATATGCTCCTTTTGATTCTTTTCCTTTAATTGTTAGAATATACATTATACTAATCCACAAGCCTCCTGATATATTTCACCCACCATCTTTTTGATAGTTGCTTTATCAAGATTAACTTCTGAATCCTCTATGTAATTATTTAATATTGAAAGTGTATCTTCTGATTCATATGAACCTTTATCTACATCATACCACCCACTAAAATCAAAGTTTTCTACTATCTTTAACTCTGCTACATTTGCTGAATATATCTTATCAATGAATCTCTCAAACTGACCTATATCTGATTTCTTTCTTACAATAACTTTGACTATTTTATTTTCAAATCCTCTAGTATCAAATGTTTGAAATGGTGTATCTTCATAGAATACCTTTTGAAATATGTTATATGGATTATTAATAGGAGTTTTTTCTAGAGTTTCTGTATCAAATAGATGAAAACCTCTTACATCATTATAATCATTCCAATATATCTCATAAGGATTTCCAAGATAATAGATATTATCCTGATTTGATCTTGTATGAAAATGACCTGAGTATACTTTTTCAAACTTAGAGAATGGATCTATACTTGACCCATGTTCCATAACAACATAGTCATTTACTTTGAATCCATGTAGTTCTAGATGACCCATACAAACAGGAGATCTTGATTCCTTAATCATTGACATAGTTTTTTCTTCATTCTCTGAATTAATCCAAGGAACAAGAAGAATACTTAAATTGTCTATTGATATAGAGG